ATCTTGATGTTCTCTTAAGATAGTTTAGTTCAGTTGCTTGAGCTTTTAACTTCTCCTTAAGAGGTTTGGTAATTAACTTACCTACTGACTCGAATTCTATATTCTTATCTTCACAATAACTAATTATTGCTTCAATATAATTTAGATTAGACTTCTGTACAAGTGTCTCGATGTCACTAGTAAATTTGTTCTGACAAAGAAACTTTTCTTTGAGCAGTTCGTTAACATCTTTCGCCATACTCTCCGAGTTTACATGTGACAAATTCTTCGACATATTCTGTAAGAAGTTTAATATAGTCACGTTTGTTCGACTTTTCATAGACTTTCACCTTGCCATCATCGGCAACCATAAGGGTAACAATTTTTTTAACAGATATGCCTGTCATCTCAAAATACATGCAAGCATAAGCGGTTTCTTGTACAAAGTACTGTTGAATCCACTTCTCTGGTTTTATCTTTTTTGAAGTCTTAAAATCTATAATGGCTAATTCACCATTATATTCTGCAATACAATCAACCCTTCCAGCTATACCGAAATACTCACTATATAGTGGTTTTTCTAAAGCGTGAATATTATTTATATTGTCTAAAGAATCCTTTGCTGCAAGGAATAATGCTTTAGTTGTAGGCAGAACATCTAACTTATCAATATCCTCATTTAGAAGATATTTTTCTACCAAATCGTGGAATCTAGTTCCCCTATCAGTAGAGACTTTTGTTATCTGATTTGCGACTTCTTCACCGACCTTCTTACGCCAATTCATAAAGATTTGACGATTATAGAAACTCGTTATCGATGTAATAGATGGGGCTTTCTTCCCACTGGGAAGGGTATAATACCTCACTCCATCAATTTGATTAGCTTCTAACTCAAAGTCACCAAGTTTATTTAAATGAACAAACGTCATAAAGAAAGAGCGAGTTTAGTAACCAAATAGTTTCTTACTAAACCAGATCGAACAATATCATCAAGACCAAATTCAACAACACCGAAATCATCTTCCATGATCTCAATGATACGTTTAAAGTCTAGGATTCCATTCTTCTCATTGGATTTAGTGAGATCTGTTTGTGTAGAGTCACCGCAAAATACTATTTTACAGTTATCTCCTACTCTTGTTATTATACTATCTAACTCGTGAAAGTTCAAGTTTTGCATTTCATCAACAAGAACAATGCAATTATCAAGTGTTGTTCCTCTAATAAATGAAGTACTCCAGAAGGAAATAGTCTCCTGTGTTTTAAGATTTCCATAGAGCATCTCGAAATCTGCATCTGTAGGCATCTCAAACATGTACTTCACCATGTTTTTGTAAGGTATCTGATAAAGTGAGGACTTGTCTTCATGATCGCCAGGAAGAAAGCCAATTTCACGGGTACTAACAAGAGACCTAACAATATAAATTTTTTCGTAAGGCGTAGTTTCATTTAGAACGTCCTTAAGGGCCAGATATAGACTGATAAATGTCTTACCAGTTCCAGCAGCTCCATAGGCAAAAAGATTCTTACCTTTGGCATAATAATCAAATAAAATCTTCTGATTATCAGTAATTGGTTCTACAGGAACCAACATACCATCATTAATAGGTTTCTTGCGACGCATTTGTTTCGCAGTCATTCCCACTCCAATAGGATCAGAGTTACTTGATGCTCTTTTCCGTCTTGCCATTATCCGTTCCTAGTATTGATGCCACGACCTGCAAGTCTTCCTTGAATACCAGCAGACTTCTCCGCTTTCTTCAAGACCTCAGACCAGCCAGGATTCTTATTGTGAAGTTTATCTCTCCACTCACCAACTTCTCCAACGCCTGGACATGTACTAGGGTCAGAGAAGTCACGAGTCCAATTGGGATTGTCTTCCTTCCACTGATCCCAAGCATGAACACTCATAATAACTTCCTTTGTCTCACCAGTTTCCGTATTTTTTACAGGATAAGTAGCCATTAATCTTCATCCTCAACGGTTATCCATTCCAAAGCTTCCGACACTATTGGAAATGTTTCGACAAAAACATCTCTACATGATTCTGCAATCTGCATATGTTCTTTCTGTGTTCCATGTGCAGAACGTAAACTTATATAGTGTATCCAAGAACGACAAGATCCAGTCATATAGATCTTAGTGGGAGTACAAAGGGGAAGTACCATTCTAGCGCACTCCTTTGCCACACCAATCTCTAACATCTGACCATATAAGTTAGTAGCAGAACTGAACAAAGTCTTCATCTGTCTTTCTAACTTATCCACAATTTCAGGATCCAAATCATCAATAGAGTTCTGACGATTCTTCACATCTTGTCTTCTAAGTTCTGGTAATTCAATCTTACCTAAGTCACTAGTACTAGCATACCTTTGAGAAAACTCTTGGAATGTAAAAGATCTATGACGTAGTATCTGTGCAGCAATCGCACGAGTTGTCTCAATCTCTAGTGTCATAGAGGATTGTTCAAAAACTGACCAATGATTATGTTTGATGCAGTATCTAAGTAATCCAGCAAATTTATCATTCTCTTGATTAGACGGATTAGAAACTCTGGCAATATACGCCATCAGTTTTTCCGCATCAGGAGTTACTGATACCAATTGTACATTTTTTGCCATACAGTTAGTCGGTGTATCCGTCATCGTCGTCGCATGAGTCATAATGTGGTTCTTTTAATTGAGTCCGAATCTTGGTGGTATATGCATCCACATCAGAATATACTTCCGATTCTAACACATTTACCAGAGATTTCAAGTTTTTGACAACGGCTTTAAGTTTTTCCTTTTCCATTACTAGATATAGTAGTTGAAGTTTATTAACACCCTTTTGGCTGTATCAGTGGAAGTTACTCCACGATGCTTTTCATTTGAATCAAATGTAAGCATACGGTTTTCAACACTGTCAAATTTCATACCATTTTCAAATTCCGTGTATCCATTATTGGTATTAATATAATAGATGGAAGTTATACAGTCGTCAACATCCGAATGAAACGCATGTCCAACAGGCTGAGGTGTTTTCATATTTAGATTAGCTTTACTCCTAACAAATGCCGTTGCATCGAATTTCTGGAATACAGGATCCAAGAGCTCCCAACATCGGCTAACAGGTGCATAATCCAAATATAAACCATGAACAAACTGGAAATGTCCATCCCCAGGCATCACAACACCATCTATACAATTCCAAGGAATCTCCATACCCATAAAGACATCCTGAATATCTCTAAATTGGTTAGGAGGAAGGAAATTCTCAGTTATTTTATATTTCACCGTGTTCTTCTGCCTCCTTCAATAACCCAGATACCAACTTCTCAGTATCATCCATTGTTTTCACGGCAAATATTGAAGACTTCATATACTTCTTCAACCTCTTGTACTTTTTAAGTACCTTCTTATATTCTTCTTGATTGATATTAACATTACCCTGTTTAGGGGTTGGTGTCGATTCCTGTACTGGTTCTTCCTGTACAGGTTCTTGTTCTTCAGTCATTGAGTCACCTTCTTAACAGTAAGTTCGATGGAATCATCATCCATCTCCCATTCCTCATCAACTACATATCCATTCTCAGAGATAGTTTCGTAAATAACCTCTCTTGCATCCTGTTGTGATACACTAGATCTAAAGACCTCTTTTCCAGATTGGTCTTCAATTGTACCATTGGGGTATATGTGAAATTTCTGCATCACTTTTCCTCCTCATCCTTGGGTTTCCTCTTTCTGGTCTTTCTCTCTGGTGGTGTAGGTTCCGCCTTCTTTATCATGGAAGATTTCCATAACTTAGGATTGACTTGACCATCTGACTGTTTCCAAGCTACGACATTTTTATACTTGTCATAGTAATAATCAAACATCTCAGTTGTACTATCACCTAAAGCAATATCATAACAAGTTTTATCCTCATTACGATATTCAACGAGATATGCAGTATAAGGAAGTTTTTTATCCTTTGCTAACTCTGGATCACAGTTTTCGTGAATTACGTTCAACTTCTATTCCCCCAAGTAATCTCTGGAAATGCTTCGGAAACCAATTCTCTATCAATCTTATACTTTGATGATAGTTGTTTATCTTTTACAAGAATAAGAATATCTGCCTCTTCTTTATGGAGAGTCTCAAGTAAATTAATAAACATACTTTCTCTCTTTATTTTGTTAAGTTGGTCATCACCACCTTTCACAAAACGATAAAACTGTCTTCCACCAGTACGAATAGTAGTTCTCTGAGGCAACCCCTTCTTAGGATCCGCCTGTTGATCACCATCTACTGGTTGATATGGAACAGGTCCGTCTGGAAGCATAGAAACGACACTTTCATCAAAATTCCAGATGAACATCATTTTCATACCATCATTATTACAATGTGTTCTAATGAGATCTACCTTTTTGGACCTAACTCTCTCAGAACCAACTGCGTCTAAGATCTCATTAACCAAAGGATTAGGTGGCAATTCCCGTTTTTTAACTGCCACTGTCCTTGGTTTAGATGGAGTTGCTGCAGCTTTCGCTGCAGGCTTGCGTGTAGTTGTTGTCTTCTTACGAGCTGTGGATTTACTCTTCCTCGGTGTCGGTGTCTTCTTCGCTGTCGTCATAGTTGTTTTCAAATCGAAGTGCTAAAATCTCATCAGGGATTAAATTACCATTTTCATCAAACATTTCGGGGTGAGTTGCATAAGCAACTTGTTGATTTGCTTGTTGAAAAAGAATGTTTTGTTGGGCTAACCATCCTATTATACCACCAATCATCAAAAATGTCACGCACAATAGGGTCATTATAACAAGTGCTGTAGCTTCCATAGCTCCTCTCCGTGGTTAGTTCTTTTTCTTTATGTCTAGAGAGAGATCAATTTCTCTGTTAAAGAGACTAAACCTCATCTCAAAGGTCTTCTTCGGTTCTGGTTTCTTAGGATCTCCTTTTAGTAAAAGTTCAACGCCCTTATTTATGTCAATATCTCCAAGTGACACGTTAAATTACCCGATGTTCTTTAAGGTATCTAATAGCTTTCTGGGCATCACCAATGTGTTTTCCAGCTAACTCTACCTGTGGAAAGGATTTTGAATTTGGGAACTTCGTCTCAAACTCTTCTTCAGTATAATCAACGCCAACTAACAAATATTCATAATCTTTTCCTACCATATCAAAAACCATTTGAAGTTTAGTACAAACGGCACATCCTTCTTTCCCATAAATTGTAAACATAGTTCTATTGCGTTCTGGTATAGGTTCAACGACTTCAACAGTTTCCCATTGATGTCTATAGACGATTAATCCCGTCAAAGTTTCTTCACTAATACAAACGGTAAAATACTCAGGCAATAAGCAAAGTATTCTACCTTCAGTATAAGATCCATCACAGTCAGGAACTCGTACTACTGTGTCGTGTCTGACTTTTTTGGTCTTCGCAGAATCTAAGAAAACTACTTTCGAGTCCTTCGGTTGTCTTGTTGCCCTGCGATACCCAGACATGGCAGAATTCGTAGACGGATCGTACATAATCTAAGGTAAGGTAGGGTTTAAGAGTCAAAAACGATTCCTGACGTAATAACATACGTTCGTCACTATATCTCCAATCTTCACAAGTCATCTTCTTCTCGAGCCTTGATAAATTGATCCATGTGATCAATGAGTTGATCCGCATCAATTAAATTATTAATACTCGAAACCATCTGAGCGATTTCTCTTGCTACAAATGCCCTTTCGGACCTAGCAGCAAATGCAAGTGCGTTTCTTAAACATTCTTCCGCATCTTTCAATGATTCCTCTACTTGAGTTGAGAGTGACATTTTAACCTCCAACGGTATCTATTTGAGTTAGATTATCAGAAATAGAATTCCAATCATCTTGAAATAACTGCAAACCCTTCTCTGTAAGAATATGATTATACATCTTATCAAAGATTGTTGCAGGCATTGTTACAACTTCCGCTCCAACCCTAAAGGTATCGGAAACACTCCTAACGTCCCTCACAGAGGCACCCAGAATGTTGGTTCTAACAAGGTGTTCTTTGTATATATCAGAGATGCTCTTTACTAAATCTAACCCACTAAATGAATTGTCATCCACCCTACCTAAGAATGGTGAAACGTAGGTGGCATCTGCCTTTGCAGCAAGAATTGCCTGTGCTGCAGAGAATACTAAAGTTACATTAGTAGTAAATCCCTCCCCAACAAGAGCCTTACAAGCTTTGAGTCCTTCGACTGTACAAGGAACCTTAATAGTTACATTAGACATTCCCTTGAATACTTGTGCCTGATCAATCATATCAGGAGCCGTATCTGCGACTACCTCAGCAGAAATAGACTCAAAGTGTGGAAACTGATTAGATATCTCTCTAACCACCTCCACTGGATCTCCACCACTTTTACGTATGAGTGTGGGGTTTGTTGTCACACCATCAATAAGACCCGTAGAGTCACGACTGGCGATCTCTGCAATGTGGGCGGTGTCCAAAAAGATTTTCATAATTAATCTGGTTTCTTGATTTTTTTGTTTTGTCTTTTAATCAACTTTGCATATTTTACATCAGAATCTGTATAATATTCTGGATGTTTCTTTGCGATTTTAATCAGTCTCTTTGCTGTCTTTCTAAGATCTTTTCTAGTCTCGTCCGTTGCCAATACGTATCCTCCCTGTTATGAACCTTAATATTTAACATTTCGGATAGGTTGAAATACTCTCTAGGAGTATCAGGCATGGATTCTCTAAGTTTCTGAACTAATAACAATTGTCTTTCTAGTTTAGACATTTGATCTCCGTAATGTATGTAAATACCTCAAAACATCTTCTCTTATTTCTAATAACTCATTATAACACTTTTGGTTATGAGCACAAGCACGAAGTCTATTATCGGGTTTATGAACTGATTCAATAAAGATATCAAGTCCCCGATTATACTTCTCCGACTTAGTTTCCGTATCTACATCTATAGAGTTTTGATCCATTTTAATTATCGAATTTGTTTGTACCAGTGACCATTTTGATCTTTTCGATCTCCATCCACTGATTTTCGACTTCTCCTGCTATATACATGACTTTCTGATCCGTAATATCCCTCTGTTCCAACAAATAAGCTATAGTGTCGGCTAGAGATTGTCTATTACCCTCACCATCTTTAAGATAGATTGAGTAAGTAGTACGAAATTTCCTAACTAGATGTATTCTTAATACAACATATAGTATTAAGTTACTAATTAGGATCAATAAGAAAGTCATCTATATCTCTCAGATACAGTCATTTCCCTAACAAAATCCCTAAAAAAACTTTTAAGAATTAGGAAAAGACCTTTCACTGCATTACCTTGAATCTCATCAAACAAATGCATGTTCAACCTAAAAGCAAAGTTAGCTTCGGTAACAATAGCATTTGCCTGTGACTCATCAATTGGTAAATTATCCAGAGCAGAACGATACTTGGTCTTAAAAGATTTCTTGTCTGGGATAGTTGGAAACTCATAAAAGTCCAATCCACCATCATCAAGAACTAAAACCCTTTCTGCAATGCCCTTAAGAATCTGACCGCCAGATAGATCTCCAAGATACCTAGTGTAATGATGACCCACAAGAAGATATGGTGTATCATGTGCTACTTCTTTGATTCGATTAACATAGTTCTGAGTAGCCTCAGAAGGATAAATGTTCTCTCTCCAATCAGCGCCCC